TTTTTGCCTCACTGCAAAAGATTTGAACACACAAGGCAAGGCCACACTGGAACAAAGCAAGAACAGCTCGGATAATAGCATAGATTTAAGGACGGAGGGATACCCTCACTAAACATACTATAGGTGGGAAGCCCTCACTGAATATGACTATACTATTACTCTGGGTCCGAAACTCCTTCGCGGGTATAAAACCGAGTCATCACTTACGCATGCCAAGCAAGCTATGCATATCGCGTTCAACATCATCAACAGTGTGCCTCTCCGTGTTCTCGTCCCCTCCACCAACGTTGCCATCGATTCCGAATAATCGCCTGTTGCCACCACGAATAGCAGCTGCTTTCATTTGCAAATGAGCCTCTCTCGCTCTCTCAGGCGTTTTGGAAGTAATTTCATAAAAATCGAAAGCATACCTCGCCAAGCTAATATCTGTGAGATTGCGCTTCAAGCCATAACGTGGCATGTAGCGCTCCATAGAATTTCTCTTAGCTATGTAAGCCTCAGCCGCGTTGCTGAAATGTGCCATTATTTGTCTAAATGTTGGACTGGCGTGATCCAACAATGGCTTGATAGGATATTCAATCTGTTCATCTCCGTCCATCATAACCCAAACTCCATTAACATTTGGTGAAGTGCCATTCTCAATGCACCATACCATAAGACCGTTAAGGAGAATGGGCATTTCACCGTCGCTCAACCCATACTCAGTCATAATTCCCTCATACCATTTGTCGAACTGACGTTGTGTTGATCGAGTGTTTGACAATTGAACTTGAGTTGGGTTATACACTAGGAGATGTTCCAAATTCAATGCCAACTTGCCCTTGCTTTTGGGCAACATCATCCTATCGTTGAAGGTCTTTATTTTAGGTATTGTGAATGTGCCAGACGTTCCAACATCCACATCTTTCTCTTTTTCTTTAGCACTGCCCCTCTCAGTGCTACTGCTTGCTTTAGCTGCAGTTTCAGCAGCTTCCTTTCTCTCTTTTTGTTCTTTTTCTTCTTTTTCTTTCTTCTTCTTTTGTTCGCCAGCATCTTGCGGGGTATCAGCCTGGTGATAAACCACAAGTTCAGGAGTGTCTCCCGCTTCATTCTGAAAGTGGGCTGTGACATATGCCTCTAGTTCAACTGGGCTACCTCGCTGCGAAGTGTACAAGTTTTTGAGCCCGACTTCTGAAACGTATGGTGCTCTTCCGATTCGCGCCAATTCGTTATATGGAGCCTGCTCCAAGACCCATTGGTAAAATTTGCGAATGTGTTGCGTTAAATCGGGGTATCCCCAAGATTCAATAATTGCGGCTGTGATAGCCTCCAATCTGTGCTCAGGGAGTTTGGATTTGTCGAACTCCAAAATGGCAACGATTCTCTCCATCTCAAGCTTAGGTATATAAATACCATCCTGTAGGATACCTCTATGCGACATGAACCACAAATCTTCCTTGTTTCTGTGTCTGTTCGAGAGATCATACTTCAATCCAAGCTCACTAAAAGACTTTTGAAAAGTGTCCAACATCCTTTCATGTTCAGGATGGACGGCAATGCAAAGATCATCGCCGTTTATGAAAAACACGCAATTTTCTTGGTCTTCTATAGTACAATATCCGGCTTTGTTGAGAGCATAATGCATGGTTAACAGAACCATGAGCGTATTATCTACAACTGTTGACGGTTGACCACTGTTATTGCCTTTGAATTTCTTGACGATTGTGCCATCTGGAGTGGCAATAGGTGTGTATGTGATTTCCCCATACAAATTGCGAAGCATTTGCTCTCCAATATCCCATTCTTCCATGGCCCATAGGCGGATTTGCAACACAGCATTGATCAAGTAAGGAGATAGAGAACTATCAAACTGAGACCCATCAGCATCACAGTAAACCCAATTATCTGGAAACTTTCGCAAAAACTCATCCCATCCCTTGTAAAACTTTGTCATGCCAACTGTCCAAGGGCACTCCATGTTCTTACTGTAGAACCAATTATTGAAATCGTCTACGCAAACTTTGGCACCTAACAAGGTATCTATAGGAGCCGCTGTAAATGAGCGTGTTTTATTAGCTAGCACCTTTTCAGCTGGCCTAATTTCAGCCTTTAAAGAACCATTCCATATTCCCATTTTCCCTTCATACAACCTCTGGCAACTAGCCTTGACTATTCTTTCACGATCAAATTCATCCATTTCTTCAAAGTAGGCTTTCTTCTTTCCAGAGTATAGAGCTCCAACGGCAGCATCCATGTTGAGAGAGTTTATAATTGTTTCGCTGCATGTAATGTACTCTAATTCAGGACATTCATGGTCGTTGAGCAACTCAATGACTTGTTCAAGACTTCGCTCAAATACTTCGCAATCGACTTCCCCAACAATAATGTCACTCGCATATTTTGAGAAATCCTTKATGTATGCTTCCTTGTTGAGGTTGCTCTTCATATAATGACCCATTAAGGGTGTGAAAAACTCCTTAGCATCTTCATTGCAGTTAAGATACTGTTGGAAGAGACTACAAGGACCTTTAACCACATGTTTGGTGACTAAGTTTCCTTGAGTTTTACACACACCTTTGAGATTTCCATGTAACCGATCAAACAACCAAGACTCTGACCCTTGTTCATAAACTTCAAGAGGATGCACGCTTTTCACTGTAGTGAATGGAAACTCTGGCTTGCTTGCATGGATATTCAATGGGCCCCAGCATATCTCATTGACATTGTACTTCCAGTGACTACTCCATTCGAGTTCGGATAGTTTTTGAATGTAATTGTCTTCAAAATTTGCTGGAATCAAAGCAAAGTAGTTTGCCACATTTCCAGCACTCGACAAACTATGTAAGCCCAAGATAAAACCATCTGAGATGCTGACCAATGGCAGGCCACAATCTCCATCTTTTGTTGAAATCCAATGCCTCCCAAAGCTTCCACCAAAATTATCTGATATGTGGCTCGACTCCGAAACTTTGCTTGCTATATACTTCTCCTGGAAATCCACTCCAACTAAGCAAACCTTGTCTGCTGCTTCTGGGCTTCTAAATCTAAGCTTGCTTGGAAATGGTGGGAAGTCTTTTGGCATTCGGATAATGACAATGTCTGTTTTACCAACAGGTGCGATTTTCAACGTAGTTGAATTCCTAACGACGAACTTGCCGTGGTTTGACTGCACTTCCAAAGCTCCATTGTTTTCTTTAAATAAGTGCCGATTGGTAATGATATACGAATCATATCCAATTCCAAACAAGCTCGTTCCATTCCCAGTTGTGTTCTTAAGACGACAAATGGCAGAGGAAATGCCATTGTAGTTTCGCATGCTTTGAAATAATGACTTCCCTTCATGAACCACGTCGCTAACTTTAGGCTCTGGAACTTCTTTGATAGAAATTTGTCGTGCTGGCCCCGTTTGTCGTAAGTCAAACTCTCTCTCAGGAAAACCAGAGATGGTGGAGTGTCTGTCACAGACTTTAAGGGGATTGTGCGGCGTTAAATCAACAAGCAATGCTGTTTTCGCAGCGTTCCGAACATAGTATGCTCGAATTGAAGGGTCGTGCACGATTCGCTCTCTTTCTATCTGATCTAATTCAAGATACTTTTCTCGAAGTTGGCCAAAGTGCTCTTGGACGAGACTTATATCAATCGCAGGATTTTCATCCAAAGTTTCTCCGGTAATTGGATCTAAGAAGCGAACGTATGAGTAGTCCTCAGGCTTGAATCCGTAGGTTGCAACGAACTTCCTTGTTTTAGTCCCACATCCATGCGTGTACCCCTTCTTCTTACCTTTCTTAGTGTATGCCGAACCAAAATAGTGTTCAATTGTCCCATCATCGCCATACACTTCTCTTCCAATCTTTGCAAGTCTAGCATCTCGAAACTTGAGTTTTTGGCGTTGTCTTGCAGAAAAACCTTGATGGTAGACCTTTGAAAGCATCTTCTCCTTGTAATTTTGCCACAAAATGACAAGACCTCCAAGAAATACAAGTCCGCTGACCAATGCATCCTTACACATCAAAGACTTGTTCCAAATGCCCTTAAGCCCAAGTTGCTCTGTTATGTGCTTTTTCCCATGCTCTCCTTGGTGGTATACAGCCCGTAAAGCACCAAAACTCTCAATAAGATGTGAAGGGTCTCCATTCTGCAACCCCTGAAACTGAAGTATCTGTGCGCGGGCCTGCTGCAGTCGTCTAATATTTTCAACCGTGTGATCAACCAAGTATCTACTCTGAATTGAATTTATGACACTAAGAAGGGAGAATCCTATGGACGTGTTGGACCTACTTGTGATAGCTTTGAAGTGTGCATGTTTTGCATTCTCACTGGCAATCAACTGGTCGATTGTATCTATTGTTCTAGGAATTGAATACACGTCTGTTTGAGGTGTGTAAGCGATCTTTCCGGCGTGAGCACTCGAGATACGCCCAAATTGGAAATCACGCTTGTATGTACAAATTGCATTCCAAATATTCTTATGAAGCTTCTCGGGAATGTCTTTTACCATGAATGCGATACGTTGGTCATCTTCAATATTGAAATTACACCCCATGCTATTGTATTCGCGCACACTCAGCCAAATTCTATCGACACCGTGTGGAATTGATTGTGAATCTAACTTAATCTCACTGTCTCTGAGCTTATATGGCCGAAGTAGTTCCATAATTTTTGGATGCATGCTACCATCCGGTGCAACCAAATTAACCATGTACAATGGGTTCAACTCAAAATGCATCATGGTTTTCGCTTGCCGTGTAGTGCACCGACTGAGGAGTCCAATGGAAACATTATGCGTCATCACTGGTAGGCCATAAGCGAATGACAAAAAGGCAGCTTCCGTTGCTGCCATTTCAGGGATTTCAGTGATTCCTTTCTCCGTGTGCCCAATCCGCAGCGCAATACCTCTTTTGTGCCGCCCAACTCTCCCAAGTCGTTGTATTCGTTCCCCGTAGCTGATGGATTTCTTTGTGTACCGTATCATCCGATTATCCGAATCCAATTCAGGAACTACTTTAAGCCCAAAGTCAATGACAGCGTCAATGTCAAGTGTGACTCCATTYTCAATRATRTTRGTAGCAACAATGAAATGCTTCTTATCTTTAGTTCCATGCGTCTGAATTTCTGTCTTGCCAATTTTCATTGTGCGTCCGTCAACTTTTGTCACTGTATAACCCTTTTCGTTCAACATATTGCCTAGTTGGTCGACTTCATTGTAGCTAGCGACGTAAATGAGAATATTATCCGCTTCGCTCGTGACGTCACTGTTTGCTCCACTTCCAAAGTTGTTGACGAGTTGCTGGAAGCTGATATGATCTTCAGTCACTAGCTTAACTGGAAACTGAGTTGTGAATTCAGTTTCTCTCCCAGGCGGAGTTGCTGAGACCTTGAGAATTTTTCCTCTGATCTTGTGTTCGTGAGCTAGGCAGTAAAATCCCATCGCTTGGGCATCTATAACGTGACATTCATCAATGATTATGAAATCAAACTCCTGAAGCTGATCCACATTATGTGCGAAGTAGTGTAGCGCAAAACCACTCGTCATAATAGTCACAGGGGATGAACCAAATGATGTCATTCCACGCATGCGAATTGTGGGATTTTGATTGAATGGGTCCCCTCGCAGTTGTTTGCATACGTTTTCACACAATGGTCGTGTTGGCTCAAGTAGAAGGACATTACCTTTCTGGCTGAGTAAGTGGGGCAAACCAGTTGATTTACCACTTCCTACGGCCCCTCGAATGAGATATTCCTTGGCAGTCCCATGAGCTATTTGATTTGCAACAATGGAGGCATTACTCCTGCTGAATTCTATGAATTCCCCTCCAATTCGGTAATGGCCAACAGTGTTGTTTCTACTAAGCTGGTTATCCCACCATCTTGAAAATGTGTGATCAAAAGTCGTGGATGAGTTGCCTTCTTGAACATCAATCTCAAAATCAATTGTGAGTTGCTTATCCTCAAATAAGTCATTGATGTCATCCAAAGATTGATGGTAAACATCTTGCTCAATGGTCCCAACGACACTCTTAAACTTGTTCAAGAGTTTGTATACACAATCACTTTTATCAGCATCGACCATCATCATGATTAGAGTTAGGAATGCAAGAATTCGTTCCATGTTTTTCTCGTTGACAGTTTTTGCTTGATGCGCAACAGTACATCCTACAAGTTCTTGTGCAATTTCCTTCATTTCCGGCTTCTTCTTCTCTACATAAGTTATGAATTCTTCCTCAGTCGGAAGTTCCCCTAACTCTTCTGTCATGCGTTGATGCATCAATTCTAAATTGCGAATCTCCCTTTCTCTTTTCTCTTGCTGCGCTTCTTTCCGCACGTTGTTATGCTCAATTAGCATCGCTTGAGTGGATCTAAGAATTTGCATCAATAACGAGACAACTAACATGACATTAATCAATTTAAGCATGTCACCGAAAACAAAATTTACCGATCCTACAGCAAAACGTCTAGTTGCCCTCTTAATCGTAGTGGAGTAATCTTTAATCTTATTGGCAACTACCCTAATTGGTTTAGCAACTACGTCACTAACGTCGCTCACAAAGCATCTTGGCGAAAAGTCGTATGTTATGCCTAAATCGCTCAGCCCGCTCGGAATCAAATATCTGGCAGTATTTTTCATAGCTGCGAACGAGAACAATCTTGCTCGCAACTTTGCTAACAAGCTTAATTCGTGCCATTGTTCTTGTAAGCTCACGACGTAAGTTTTTTCAACCGCTGCTTTAAGTTTCGGCTCCAGTGATGCAAACCCATGCTTGTCGAGAGTTTCATTTGCAAGCTCCGAATTCTCCATAATTGTCATCAATTCAACTGCACGATCATAGGAGGTCCATGGCTTTATGTCCCTTTCTAATTGCAACTTGAGTGGTCTTGAGTTGATCGTTATTGCCTTAAATTGATCTGACAAAGATCGGGCAACTGTGACACGCTTTGCAATTGACTCAACTAAAACAATCATTTCTGCAACGTCCTGATCCCGTTTTATCCAATGTTTCAAAGCTAGTTCAAGGGAGCCGCTATTGAAAAGGGATAGGAGTAGTGAGGGAGAGCTGAGTGACAATGCCACAATGTATGGCTCATTCAAAAGGAGTTCCATCAACTCGTTGGGCCTGTACACGCTCTTGATCAACTTTCCAAGATAGTGAGTGGTTGTTCCACCAACCAAATAATGCTTGAGTTCACTATCTAGAGGATCACGGGCAAATTGAATTAATTGATTAACGGTGTTTGCCTTCAATATGTGATAGCCTGTATTGATTGATCCAAAAGAGTCAATCACATGCATTGTCTTGCTCGTGTGGTCAACTAAAATGCGCGGCAGCTCAGCACTTGCTGTATCTGGATGGAAAATGGTTAGATAATATGCGGCTGTTGCAACATCGCGCATGGTTGGCCAAGTGCCAAGTTTATCAGCTACTACATCTCTGACTCGCTTTGTGAAGTCTTTTGCCTCTCCCTCTGGTACATTGACTAACATCGCCAAGAAAATGTTCATGTAACAGTATCCTTCTTTTGCGATGTATAGTGATTCAGATTCAATTGTTGGCAAGTCCACGTATTTCGGATCCCCAGTGTTTCCTAGGACCAAGTGACTACGAGTTGGCATCTTAATGTCACTGAGAGCAGGTGACCCATCATCCAATGTGACACAACTGCAAACATGCACATAATTTCCGCGCCGTAAAGAAATGCACTCCCTTGTTATCGGCCCTTGCTCTACATGCTCCCCTTCCATCTGGTTACGTAACTTCTCGAAGTTCGTTGAAATTATAAGATTTCCAATTGCAAGCTTCCGAACTCCGTTAGGGTTAACCCTATTGATGTATTCACGGTACTGATTTTTGTTACTCACCTTTTCATAAAAACCCGTGAAAAATCTTTTGGCATGGTATTGCCTATCTCCCCATAAGAAATTACCATTTCTGTCTAACTGGTTGTCACACATCAACGCAGGATTGAAATGCGCTTTTCCCGACGCTTTATTGCGAAAACTTTGAACGCTACCAGCCACAATAGATTCTGTGCGCTTAGCGTGCCAGCGTACAATTTCTAGAAGAGCATCCGTAGCGGCTTCCGATTCCAATTGAGACACGAGTGAGCCTTTGATTAAGAACTCATTTAGCTTTGTCATGTGAATGTATGGGGATTCACGCCGATCACCAATGAGTGTAGTGATTTCATCGAAATGCTTAATGTTTGAATTCTTCCCATTTAGAACTCGTTCCAATTGATCAAGGAGATTTGTGACATGGGCGAAAGATCCACCGAAACCAGTTAGTGTTGATCTAAGCCTGCTAAGCTCCTTGTGCACGTCCTCTCCAACCTCATTAATTGTCCTGTCCTTATTTCGCTCCATACACTTGTTGCATGTGATCTTGTGAGAAGGGAACAGTATGAGTGTGATTAATGCAGCTATCTCACCACACGTTTGCACATCCAGATCTGATGTACACTCGTGATCTGATTTTCCACGATTAGCTAGATAACTCGCATTATAGCCTTTCCAAAATCTCTCTGGTACACTTGAATAATGAATGATTTTGTGCATCATAGTGTATGTGATTTTAGTCCTGGCGTCATAAATTTTTCCTTCATGCCTCCCTCGAACAATGAGATAGTCACCACGTGTGCGACTATAGTTGGTGAGTCCATTGTTCTTGTGAATTACAAGCCCACTGTCACCCGCTTGAATTGATGCATTATTCTTCCAGAAGCCTTTAACTGTTGATTTACAGATAACCCCAAATATGCGTTCAGTCTGTTCGTCCGTTGCCAAATCAGTTTGGCATCGTTTGCCTTCCAAGTGCTTGACTCTGACATAGGCACGCTTATCTGTGAACTTTATAATCCTCGCTCCTCTCTTATGAACAATCTGTAGTTCCTTCCCATCAGACTTCATTATTTTAGAAACTGCGGCGATGAGATTGTTGACAATTGCGGCTCCTATGATCTTACTATAAGGCTTCTTCCTAACTAATTTGCGTGAAGTAGCGCATTTGCGTCCCGGTTTGATATCTTCAATTTCATTGGTTTCAGAAGACACACAATTAATTGAAGTCACGCATGCAACAGGAGTATTCATGAACAATTTGCTCTCCTCCCTTTGCGCCCTCTTTCTATTCCTTCGGCTAGCAGTTCGGTAAGTCCATAAGCCATTCTTGTTTCGCGTTATGACGCGATTTTCTCTAAACTTAAGTTTATCGCTTAAATTTTGAGACAGATCATCAAGAATCCTTCCTTCCTTATTGAACCATTGTTGCACTTCTTGTTTCTGTGAGTCAGTGACCAAGACAACCTCACGCACTTGTTGAACGGCCTTCTCCTTAACAAGAAGTTTTTCAGCTATATCCAAACAAACTCCTACTGCATCACGAGCTTGCTTTTCAACCAATTCATATGTGAAGGAACGTGTTCCAGGAACGTGTTCAACATCTTCATATTCCTCCTCCCTAAATTCTTGTACATGTTCAGTGATGTACAGGGGTTCCCGGCCACCAACCAAACCTTTGAGGCCACAGTAGTAACAGCCTCCACTCCTATCAAGATCTCCGTCAGATATGGCACGCCTTAATGAGGTTTTTGTGTAACTTTGAACACCACCACACCTTGCGCCACAGCCAATCGGCACAAGTGTCTCGACAGTCCTTGTGAAAGGAACTTTGCGTTTCTTAACCACCTTTTTAGCCAAAGGTTGGCTAGTGAAACTTTTGCACAGAAAATCACCAAACATAATTGTTGCCATTTGTTTAAGAACTGAAAATATCAGAAAGCGTTAACAATTGCTGGAAAATGCCTGAAATAACGATGAGAGTTTTGTGAATGCGTTGATTTTGAATATGTTGTGTTGAGATGTTTTATTT